TACCGATGAGGTCCATGCCAAAGCTCCTACGGCTTATTCCTACAGCGTCAATGTGGACTATTACGTTCTGCAGAGTGACGCAGTGAGACTCTCTGCGATTCAGACAGCTGTCCAGGCGGCAGTGAACGATTACGTCGCATGGCAGCAGGCAAAAATCGGCAGAGACATCAATCCGGACGAACTCATTAAACGAGTTCGCGATGCTGGCGCCGGTCGGATTCTTCATACAACCCTAACGCCCGCTTTTAAAACAGTAACCAAATCTCAAGTCGCCCAATGCTCGTCCGTGACAGTGACATTCAAGGGGCTGGAGGATGGCTAAATGAAAACACTACAAGACATCACCTTAGGTGATCTGCTGCCCGACAGTATCTCGTCAGATCAGCAAGTAAAACAATCTGCAGAAGCAATCGACCCGGAACTGAAAACAGTTTCGGGTTTTTTGTTATTGGGCGCCGTACTGGCCAACGTCGATAAATTGACTAGCACGCAGCTTGACCACATTGCATATTCATTTGATCTCACGACCTGGCGTGATTACTGGCCTCTAAGCCAAAAACGGCAGGTTGCCAAAACCGTCGTGGCTCATAAATGCCGTATGGGCACATTGTCGGCGGTCAAAAAAGTCCTCGAATCTCTCGGTTCCGCCGTTTCCATCACCGAATGGTGGCAAAAGACGCCTAAAGGCACACCTCACACGTTTGAAGTAGTTGCCTCTATCGGAGCCATATCCGGAGGTCTGAGCGCTAATGCTCAGGAAGACTTTTTCAGGCTGCTGGACGAGGCAAAACCTGTTCGCAGTCACTACACATTCACTGTCGTTCAGTCGCTGCTTGGAAATCTACAGGTTTCCGGGTCGATTCGATCCGCTTCTTTTGCGCGTTGTTCTTCTGAAATAACGCCGCTCACAACTCAAATCAGCGTGACACCGCTCATGAGACCGGTTTCTTACGCACGCATCTGATCACCCATTGAAAATTTAGGAGTTTTGATATGCCTAACGTAGTCATTACGTCGGCAGGACTTGCCGCGCTCGTAAATGCTGAAAACAACGGAACGCTCCCTGTAAAAATTACTAAATTCGGCCTTGGAACCGGGAACTACACACCGTCTGCAGATCAGACAGCTCTTCAGAGCAAATTTAAAGAGATCACTGCGCTATCCGGCGGGGATGTTGGAGACAACACGATTCACGTCACGATGAGTGACACAAGCTCTGACGCTTACACGGTCAATGAAGTTGGCGTGTACCTTGAAGACGGTACTTTGTTTGCCGTCAGTTCTCAGCCGACCAGCGCGATTTTGCAGAAAGCTGCCGGCTCTCAAGGTCTTCTCTCGGTTGACTTGGTTATCAGCGGAGGCACCTCCGGGATCACTGTCGACGGAGATACGAACTTCTTCAATCCTCCGGCTACAACACAAGTGGCCGGAGTTGTGAAGTTGGCTTCTCTTGATGAAATCAAGACCGGCACAAACTCGACAAAAGCGGTTACCCCGAGTGGCGTTTTCAATTTCGTGAAGACTTATGTCACGGAAGCCATTGAAGCGCTTAAGACACTTCTTCGCAAAGAGATAGCTGCGGCAGCACTGGCAGCGGTTCCGATTGGCACGGTTATTTATTACCTTGGCGCCGAAATCCCTGACGGTTATCTGCTGACCAACGGCGCCAGCGTCTCCAAGACGGATTTCTCGGACCTTTACGACGTCATTGGAGACAAATTCGGCAACGTCGATTCCACGCATTTCAACCTCCCAAATACGCACCACAGATTTTTGGAGGGGACAACCACCCTTAGTGAGGTGGGAACCTACGTCGAAGCGGGAGTACCGAATATCTGGGGCAAAGGACAATGGACCCGTGGTGGTGGCGGTACGGATTCTTCCGGCCCTACAGTATTTAGCTCCGGATCGGTAATAGTTCAAAAGGGCGGAACTAGTCAAACAGATTCTGCTGGAATCGTATCTCCCGGAGACATCATTTTAGAAATCAATGCCTCCTTATCAAATCAGGTATATGGTGCCTCAGAGACAGTCCAACCAGCAGGACTTTATGGTTTATACCTCATACGCTCGTATTAAAAGAAGACCATACAGCCCAGCGGGCTGAACGGTACTTGAGCCTCCGTAAAGTGAACTGCATTGAGTAGCATTGAAATTAAGTTCGGTTCCGGTAACTCCGGCTTCAGCTTCGCTCATGGAATATTTTTTGGTGCAGGGCGAGTTGTTGTAATAAAAGCCGCCGGATGCACCGTTTGCCGCGCCTCCTCGAACGAATGTAAAAACACCGTAGTTATTCGGAAAGACCGAATATCCCCGGCAATATTTCACACCTTCGAGAACAAGGACAGCCGGCACCAAATGGGGCATTTCTGAGCTATGGAGCTGACTACACTAGTCAAATGACTAAAGAAGTTCCTACAGATCGCCCGTTTGCTTGGGAAACTGTAGGATTCTTAGCGAGCAGAGCTTCAAGCCTTTACTCAGATTCAGTTTCGACCGTTCAGCCCGCTGGTCTCTACTGTTTATCACTGATACGCGCGTATCAGTAAAAGGCTGTAAAGTCCCGCGGGCTGTACGGTGTCTGAGCCTCCATAAATCGAATTACCTCCTGATAAATCAAAATTAGCGTGATTGTTGCCTTGATACCCACCTGAGACTGTTACGTTAATTTTGTTTGTTCCGGACATCACGTTGAAAACGCCTTCAGATTCAGAAGAAAAGACGCCATAAGTTCCGTCAATAACTCTCAAAATGCCTGAGCTATTCGGTCAGAAACACGCGAGCCCCTCGGCTTACGCTCTGGGGCTCTTTACTTACGCGCCTAGCAGATCAGCAATAAAACCAATCCGACCAACAATTTAATGATGAGCCGAATCAAATGCCTTATACTAGCGACAGTTGAACATTTGGGCATGTTCCAACTACCTTTAAGCGCCTCCCGACCGTGAATCGGTGAGGCGTTTTACATGGTTTCTACTCCGATCAGAGAGATGACCAAGAACTCTCCAATTCCGCCCCCGACACGCCCTCCGGAGTTGGTTTTCGCATTCTAGCAAATCGAAATATCTGAAGATTCCCGAATATACCCGGAAGCTTTGAGGTTTGGACAGGGAATAACGGATATTTTTCTGCTAGCGGAACAGGTACATTTTTCTCGCGGCAAAACGGGTCGAAACCGGTTGTGGTCTCTAGCTCAGCGATAACGTATGAGGGCTACTCTAACGATCAAATCGTGTTTAGTCCTGACCTCGTAAATAGTGTTTATGGCTCGTCCTTAACTGTCCAGACGGCCTCAATGCGAGGCCTATGGGTGCTAAAAGCGTATTAACCAATAACCTCTAAGAGAAGCCGTTTGTACTGTTTCAGAAGCTCCGAAAATAGAATTAGACCAACTCAAATTTATTTGAGGATCGTACATCGTACCTGTCGGATCCTTCTTGATACTGCCTTTGGCGGTGTCACCCTTGCTCCATCTAATATTGCCTTGCCCTACGTTGGTTGAATCGGTAGTCGTTGCAGAAATCCAAGGCAGAGTACCTAAGCTATTCGGTCTAACCGAATATGCAGGGCTACTTCGATGGCTACTTCGACTTCAAAACCGCCACAGGTGTGTTTGCGACATCAAACCCCCAAGAGACGATTCCAGCATTAACTACTGTCGTTCAAGGGAATCATGGCATCGAATTCAATGCATCAAAAGTCAATACGATATTTGGTTCGTCTGATACCGTACAGCCTAAGACCATTAGAGGATATGCTTTAATCCGTTATGAGTAGCGAATAAGGCACTGCACGAAAAGCCCTTTGGGTTGGACTGTATTCGAAGCTCCATAAAGCGGATCGGAGCCGGATGCATCGATATTTACGATCCCTCCGGAGTTTCCCGGTTCTCGCACAATAGAGAATGTCCATCGAGAACAGGCGCTAAAAGCACCTCCGGAAGAAGTCGCAAGATCGTAGTACCCTGCAATATTTGAATAACCGATAATATTCGGACGGCCCGAATATCCAGAGCTGGCTAACAGCCGCGAACGGTTACTACTTCGCTGGAAACGCTAGAGGTGCGTTTTCTTCGGCTGGTTATTTGTCGAAGCAAACCGCAAACGGCTATCAAGAAAATTCTTCTGTAGATCCCGGGTATGGTGGTTTTAACATGAACGCCCAAGCGTTCAATCCGCTCTATGGAGCCTCGGAAACAGTTCAGCCCGCTGGACTTTACGCACAAATGCTGATTCGCTATGAGTAACGAATTAGCAGATAACCTCGAAGCGATGCGGTTTGTACTGTGTTTGAGGCGCCGTAATAGTTACTTGCTTTTGACGGATCGAAAATAACATTCACGCCTGAAGCGACTTCATCTCCATCAAATTGCAGTTTGTAAGAACCTGAGCTTCCTTCAACTTCGCTAAAAGCCCCTGTAGCTTCGATGTAACCGCCAGAATCCCACCGGAAGCGGTTGAACTCTAAAGAGCTAGGGATATTCGGGACGTAATTTTTGTTGCTACAGGCTCCGAATTTTGGCGATTTGAAGCCTGGAATTATTCGGTGCTAGGCACAAGCGGCAGAGAATAAATTAGGTGGTTTCAGCCCTCGAGTTATCTGAATGTCCGTTCAAAACTTTGGCACATTGAGCACAGTGCTGAATATATGCATGCCATTTCGGCATTATTTTTTGTCGTGCTGCGAAATAGTCGCCGCGCTGGTAGGCCCTAACGACCTGCGAACCAACAACATGAGCGAGGCAAGCTTCGGCCACTTCAAAAGGAATTTCATGGTCAGCAAACCACGAACGCCCGATTGTGCGGAGGCCATGCGGGACGAGCCTTCCGGAAAACTCCTTTTGCTCATGCATCCACTTGGCCAAGGCCTGACTGCTGATGGGTTTGTTTGCAGACGACGCAGGGAATAGGTAAGGGCTGCGCTTGTTTTTCCGAATATTTTTAGCCTCCTCAATCAGGGAGGCAAGGTAGGGTGTCATCGGGACTCTATGAATTCGCTTCATTTTCATTTTTTCAGCTGGAATGGTGATTGCCTCTTCGGTGATCCATTCCGTCCGGATAGAGATGAGCTCTTTAGGGCGAAGTAGGGTAGCCAGCGAAAAATAGAACAACACTCGATATTTTTGAGGGGCGAGCTTCTCCAGTTGCGAGAGGACGATGGGCAATTCCTTCCAGTCCACTGCCGGCATGTGGGTGACCGCCGGGACTGGAAACACTTTGGTTATTTTTGATAAAGGATTTGAGGAGAGGTATCCAGCGTTGACCGTCATGTCGAATATCTCTCTTGTCCTCATGAGGAGTCTTTTAATTGTTGAGGCTTTTCCTTCTTCTTCCAGCGGCTCCATAAGTCTGATGATCATTGGCGGCGTAACGGAATCCAATTGCCGGGAGCCGATTTTCGAAATGACGTATTTCTCCAATCGAAGCCGTTCATCTCTGTAACTGAGGATTCGGCCCTTCTTTTTTGTGCACCAGAACTTGAATGCATCGCGGACGGTAAAAGAACCTGTCGGCTCAATTTCGAGTTCTCTCTGTTTCTTACGGACGATGGCCCGGGCCTGCAGCAAGGATATTTCAGGCCAGTGACCAATTGTCAGATCTGTAACGCGGCCGTTTCTAGAAAACCTAAAAACCCACGATTTCACTCCGGACGTCTGGACTCTGAGCGCGAGTCCGGGAGAGTCTGTTATTTGATAGCGCTTTGATTTGGGCTTTAGAGCCCGGATTTCTTTGGGAGTCAGCATGTCTAAAAAAGTTGAGAAATTAGTTAAAACAGTGTTTGTCTATGATGAGGACGGATTTTTCGAGGACACGCACATTGCGCAGGTCAATCCAAAGCGTCCCGGGGCATATCTGATGCCGCCCCGCTGTACGCTGGTGAAGCCCGACCTCAAGCCGAAATTTTTCTACAAAATTAAAACGGTGGGCGATGAAAACTCAGGGTGGGATGAAATCCCGTTTCCGCAGTCAGCCGCTGATTTCGTTGGGGTCGAAATCCCGCACAAGAGCCGCGCGCTTCACAACCACATGCTCCGATCCCTGCTCAGCGAACTTGTAAAGAAGGATCCGGAGCATTTCCGCGAGGTCGCAGTAAACGACAAAAACGGCGACAAAATCGCCACGACAGTTGAGGCGATTCCGGAGCCTACCGAGGCAGAGAAAAAGGCTCAAAAGGAAGCCGCAGCACGTTCTACAAGAGACTATTACTTGACGATGACGGACTATCTCGTTGTGAACGACTATCCGATCACGGATGAAGAACGCGAACAGGTGCTCGAGTACCGCCAGGCACTTCGAGATATTCCGCAGGATCGAGCCTTCCCGGAAGGCATTGTTTGGCCGGAGCCTCCTGCAGTTGCCAAAGCGGCTCATAAATATTGGAAGTCCGCTCAAGTAGGCGCAGAAATCAAAAAGAGAATCGAAGCAATCCAGGCCCGGACTGATTTGGACGAAGAGCAGAAAACAAAACTGACTGCAGCACTGCAGCAGGTTTATCAGCAGAGCGGTTATCCCTACGACATTGAATGGCCCGTAGAGGAAGAAGTTCTAGCAAACGAATAATTTCAAGGAGGCGGGAATGAAAAACCCGCAAAAATTCGATGAATTCATGACGGCATTGTCCCTGATCTCATTTGCGCTCGGATTTGTCAGTGCGCTGGCCGGAGCGGCAATGCCGTACGTAAAAGGCGAAAGGCAATTTATGTTCTATCGATACATCGTTGAAGTGGCCACATCGGCAATTGCCGGCGTTGTGGTGTTTTTGCTTCTTAAAGTCACAGACATTCCTGAGGAATGGATTGCGGCACTTACCGGGATCGCTTCTTTCTACGGAACGAGGATGATGAACGTTCTGTATGGACTGCTTGTCGGACGACTCAAGATCATTTTTTTGGACTCCTCAAAAGACGAAGGGAGGAAAAAAGATGACGAACAAAAGTGAAATCACTGTTACTCCCAGAAGAGTTCTTAACGGAACGATCAAATTGATTTTGATGTCGGCGTTTTACATTGCCGGGCCCTGACTGAAAGCCAGTTGGCTCTATTCACAATCGACTCTCAAAAGGCGCGGATCAGCGAACTGGAAACCGAGACAGAGACGCAGCGCGTTGAAATCGACAATCTCACAAAACGAGTTTCAGAAAACTCAAACAATCTGGCCGCAATAGCTGAAATACGTCATGAGCTGACAGCGATCAGGCTGGAGATGGCTACCTTGAAAGGATTACATAACAAATGACAGAACAGAAACTACCTTTCTCGCAATGGAATCCCATCATTGCTGAGAATTTTGTTAAGAAATGTGAAGGGCTCAAGCTTAAGGCTTATAAGTGCTCCGCCGGCACGTGGACAATTGGGTATGGCCACACAAAGGGCGTCAGGCCGGGGCAGGTTATTTCACTCCTGCAGGCTGAAAGGTTTCTCCGGGACGATTTAGAAGATCATGCCGAGGACTTGGCGCCTTATGTAACCTGCAGATTGACGCGAGGACAATACATCGCGCTGCTGGACTTGGCCTTTAACCTCGGGGTTCCGGCAGTCGCTAAATCACACACGCTGCAGTATTTGAATGCCGGAGATTTGGAGAAAGCTAAAAAAGGTTTTCTATCGTTTTCTAAACAGAAACAGTTCAATCCTGATGGATCGATCAAACGGAAACCAGACGGAACTCCGGACATGAAAACAGTTCCAGGTTTGTTGAATCGTAGGCAGGAGGAGGTGGAACTGATGTGAACCCGTTATCAATTTTCAAAATCGGCGCTGGCGCTTTAATCGTGCTCGGCGCCTATTTTTTTGGCCTCAACCAGGGCCAGAACTCAGAGCAATTAAAAACTGCTCGATCTCAAATTTCCCAACTTACAGCAACGGTCCGGAATTATGAAACGCAATACAAAAATCAGGCGATCGCACTGGCTGAGCTTCGTATCGCTGAATCTAGCGCTCGTAATGATGTTGAACGGATGCGCAACCGAATCAACGTCCTCGAAAATAGAGCTAAAACCACTGCAGCTCGAGACACAGTTCAATGCCTCCGATTGGAACAAGAGGCTAGAGGATTACTTCTTGAGGCAAGATCGGCTATTGAGTACTGTAGAAGGGCACTTAGCTGGAAATAGTGGCGCCGGCGATAAGTAACAGGAGGAAGAGATGGAGAACGAATTACAGAAGTACGGTATCAAAAACAGTGACAGAACCAAATGCGAAGTGTGGACGAGGGTGATGGGATACCACCGTCCGGTCGATTCATTTAATATCGGCAAGCAAGGGGAGGTTATGGAGCGGAAATACTTTGATGAAAAGAAATGCTGCGGTCATAAATAATTTCTCAGATTGAGAGAACATGTTTTGATGGTATTTTTCATGGTATTTACTTCTATTCCATTAAAACTTATTTTTGAAAACAGATTGTTATAAATCAATTTAACAATTGAGTGGGAGTGATCAGGTAGCATTTTAATTCGCTAATAAAAGCATCAGGGTGCCTTGAGGGCGCCCTTTTTTGTACTAATTTTCAATAGGTTAGAGATTTTAAAGATTGATGCTTCAAGATAGCTCTATTTGCGGGACGGGGATTTTTCAAGTTATTTCTTCATGGTTCCGACGGACCGTAATTCTTAGGGCCATGAGTTTTTTGCCATGGTTTCATCAAAAAGTTGTTTCTACTCATGGTTCGATAAAAGAATAATTTCGAAACAAGAACTGCAGGAAAAGAATTTAAATTACTCGATTCGCACGGCTTTACCCTCGTTTTTGAGGTCTGCGCGTTAACATGCTAGGCGGGCAACTCAGTTATACTTTGGCCATGAAAAAGATCGGAATAAAGCAATTTAAAACCACGCCTGACCTGGCAAAGATGATAGAAGAAGGCCATAAGGTTCACGCGATGGCGAACGGAAGAATACAATCGTATGAGCGGCACACGCCTCAGCCGGAAGACTACAGTAACTTAGACGATTTTATGGAAGTCGCCGAGAATCATATCGATGAGCTCTTTAGCACCAGAAGAGAAGTTGATGAAATGCTGACTGAAGTCTTTACGGTTTTTGTCAGGCATCCGGAGCTTTCCGGCACGCCTTATATTGCCGTATTAGAACTGATGGTTTTTCTCGAAGAGGATTTCCGCCAGTTAACTAAGAGATATGAGGCAGCATCTTCTGCGCTGGCTGCCATGGAAGAAAATCAGTACGGCTGCGACGATATGGATATTTATGTCGGAGAACACGGCGCAAGAACAATGCTGGATGCTTTAGAACGATTAAAGAAATTTGGTCAATTAACCAGCGACGAAGAAGGCCTTGAGTGTGAGCTCAAGGAAGGCGTGGCAAACCAAAGCACCGATATTAATTGGAAACAGCCGCGTCTTAATTAATTTTCTATGACAAGATGCCTCAGCAGACGGATCTAATTTCGAAATTTGTGAAATTGTCTATTCGGCGAGGCTCTTCTCTTGCTTCTCTTTCAAAATCTCCCGAACATCTCCGTACAGTTGTAGATGCGTTTAGGGCAACGGCCCGTGATCCGCTTGATCCGGACGAAGAAGATGCAAAAAAATTTTTAGTCGAAGCCGGTAGCTGGATAACCGATTCAGCCCAAAATCTTTTGGATGCTTCGGTCTCCCCACCCAATGAGCATGTCAACAAATTTTCGCTCTCGGAGTTAACTTCGGCGGTCGAGGTCTTTCGAGAAGAAATTCGGCAAAAAAGAAAACAGCAGGCTTTAAGTCGAGAAGAAGAAGTTCGACTTTCAAGAATCGATCGGTCACGTGATGAATACTTCATGCGCGAAGCCCTCGCCGAGGCAGAAAAGGCTCATCAGGCCGGAGAAGTTCCGGTCGGCGCAGTTGTTGTCGATAAAGAAGGCAGAATCATCGGCAGAGGTCATAACTTGGTGGTTGCCGGTCATGATCCGAGCGGACACGCTGAAATCATTGCCCTTAGGAATGCTTCTCAAAATATTAAAAACTATCGACTCGATAACTGCGCGATCTATGTGACGCTTGAACCGTGCTCGATGTGCTCCGGCGCGATTATCGGTGCCAGACTTACCCGATTGGTTTACGGGGCCAAAGACCAAAAAGCGGGAGCCGTCGAAAGTGTGTTTAAACTATTTGACGAGAGAAGAGTCAATCATCACACTGATGTGACAGCAGGAGTACTGGAGGAAGACTGTCTCCGGATGCTCCGAAGTTTTTTTGTCGAATTAAGAAAGAGCCGTGGTAAATCAAATGGATAA